CGACAGTGACGCTCATGACGAGCCTCCTTTCTTTTTCACTGTGAAGCCGACATCATCCGGCGACGTCGGTATGACAGTGTCCGAGAAATCAAACGCATCAATTCCTTGAGTCGAGCGGCGGCGATTGATGCCGCGTTTTTTGTTTTCGATGGCGCGCTCGTTAACCTCTAACAGTTTTTCAAGGGCGCGTTGAACGGCCTGCGTGTTGTTTCTGTTTTGAACAATTTCCTCTAGCGCGCGCTCCGCGTCACCCTCTGTCTGCGTACCCTTATTAAGGCGCAAGGTGGCGTTGCGTAGCCTTTGAAGGAATGTGTCAAAAGTGGAGCGGTTCAGTATTTCTTCGCTGCTGCCACCTAAGGACAAGGCTATGGCATCCCCTACCTTGTCCCCAAATGAGAAGCTGAGATCACCGGATTTGATCAGATTGATAAAGTCCTGCGTATCAGCAACGATGTTGGACGAGGTTTCAAGTGCTTCAAAGTCTGCATCTTCTGCCTTTTGAAGAGTATTCGACAGGGTCTTTGGCTTTGCCTTTGCCTCTTTGGCAGCCATAATTGCGTCATATTCGCTGCTCCTGCGAACCGATACTCTCCCGTTTGCATCAGTGCTAAAAATCAGACTGCCATCGGGTGAAACCTCTTCTGAAAGCCTGCCCGGAAGCTCCACAAGCTGCGGTGAGTCTCCTGTCATGTCGAACAGGTTGCCGCCAACCACCTGAAAACGGTTTTTCAGTGCTGCTTGCTCATCAAGGCGTTTCTGCCGCTCTTCCTGCCGTTTAATTTGCGCGAGGCGATCTGCACGTTGCTGCGCTGCATTGAACGCCGTCTGTCCTTGGTTGATGCCCATGCCGAGCGCTTGCCCGATAGAGATCGGACGCCCAACAGACGGGCCACCAGCCGTCAGCAAGCCGCCAGCCAGCCCCAAGATGCCCTGCGTGCGTGGGTCGTTGAAGTCGCCGCCAAGCACTCCGCTCATCGGCCTACCGCCACCAAAAGCCATCTGCGCCTCCTACATCAAGCCCAGCAGGCCGCCAGCCGCTGCGCCTAGCATCGGGTTGAATCCAAGGGATGAGCCTAGCTGGGCGCCGCCAAGCGCCCCGCCTAGACCGGACGCGAGTGGGTTGCGATAGACCGGCTGGATGTTTTGCGATCCGACCGTGCCGCCGCCAACAAGAGCGAGGAAGTCACGCAGTTTTTGCCGCTCTATATTTTGCTCAAAGTTGAATCTGTCGAGATTGCCTTGAAGCTCACTCTGCGCCTGTGCCTCGCGTGCTGCGCCCACCTGTGCCAACTGCCGCAGGTCTTGGTTCTGTAGCTGCGGCGCCTGCGCAATGGCTGCTTGTTGTGCCTGCAAGGCTGCCGGTGCCAGTGCTGCTGCAAGCGCCTGTTGATTGGCGCCGGAGCCATAGCGTCCTGCCCTTGCAAACTGGCTCTGCACTCTGTCGACCACCGGCTGAAAGGCTGCCATCGCCAGCGGGTTTGTGCCCATAAGATTCTGGCGCACCACGCCTTGCGTAGCGGCTGTCAGGCTGTTTGGATCAAGAGCCCTATCCCTGATGCCGCCAAGAGCCAACTCAGATTCAGGGCTGAAACCGACGACCGTGCTTTGCGGGAAAAACTGCGGGCGAGGAGACATGAACTGCTCCTTGGCCTCTGCCAGCCCAAACTCCAGAAACGGCAGCGCATAGTCTGGCGGCAGCGTCTGAGTGTTAACTGTTTGCGTACCGCCGCCGCCACCCTTACCCATAGACCTTTACTCCAACTGTTGCCACGTCCTGATATCCTTCCAATGCTTTGACCCACCCGCGTCTGCCTACGATCTCGCAGGCTTTGCAGCCCCACGGCTTCGACCACTCAATGACCTCTGCCTCTAGCCGCTCCAGCGTTTTCAGATTGCCGCCAGCCAGCCAGAACCGCAGGGTGCGGCGCTGTGGGTACTCAACTATTTCTGTGACCAGCCCTGCATCCTCTGCGGGCCAAAACTGTGCATCGCCTCGGACGACTGCGTCGTAGACATCCTCAAGCGTGTGTGATCCGTGCGCATATTCCAGCGCATCCTGTATCCATTGCGAACAGCGCACCCACTCTTGTCTAAGCGATAACAATGTATCCAAATGTGCGGTCGACTTGAGAGTTGTTTGCATGTGTCACCACAAATGACTGCTTGTTGCGCGTGCTGACAAAGATCGTGCCGTTGCCTTGCTCCGCAGCCGCGTTGGCCGTCGTAGGCATCAGCAGGATCACGCTTGTCGGGCCCGCCCTGAAATCTGTAACGGTTGTCGATGTGGCGCTTGCTGCACAGGTAAACGTGCCGGTGCTGTTTAGCTTTCCATCTAGTATGTTGTTCACCACCTGACTGACTTCGCGGGCGTTGGTCGCCTCGGTCGGCAGGCGCTTGAAGTTAGCGTCGGCCAAGAGCCTTGCCCTCTACATCGATGCCTTGCGCAAAGCTCCAATCACCAGTGATCGTCATGCGCGCCCGGTGGAAACGCCCCTGCACGCGGTGCTGGCAAAAACCCTCATCCGTCAGCGCAGAGCCGCTATCAAAGCTGACGTCATCATCCTGCCGGTCGCGCGCCCCGATCTGCATCGTGACAGAGCCGTCCTTAAAGTAAGGCACCGAGCGCGTGACGAGCGTATGCTTGGCCTGCGTCAGACCAAACTCGCTGGTCTCAATCGTGCCGGTGAGCTTTGTGCCGGTGAAGCCGTGAATCTTTTTGTCCTTGGACCCGCCAAAGAAAAACTGCCCGCCTTTGTAGAGCGCTGAGTCCAGCGGGGCTGGCAGGGCATCCAGTGTCGCAGCAAGGTTGTCCAGCGCCTCAAGTGTGTAAGCTGGCGTGAAGAGCGGAGCTAATAGCTCACACTGCTGCTCAATGATAGACCAGCGATTGATCGCATAGTTATAGATCAGGATTTTGTCGGGCGTTGTGTCGGTGGCGTTGTTGCTGACATAGCTCCACCCGACGATCTGGTTCTCCGGGTCTACCGCGCAGGACATCCGCTCGATTTGAGCCTCGTTGAAGTCCTTGAAGAAAAACTCGTTTACCTTCTCCGCTCCAATGGGTAGCGATTGCGTCCCGCTGAACCGGAAGAATCCATCCCGCGCCAGATAGTAAACATCGCCGCCCACTGAGGCGACTGAATTTGGAAATGGGCATCCGCGCTGCGTTTCGACACGGTTGATCTCGTAGATGAGCGGGCTGCCGACGTAGTAAGCCACCGCAATCGCCCTCTCCATAAGGATGACAGCGCGCTCCCCACCGACGAGGCCAGTGATCGCACCTGCGTCCGGTATGATCTGGCTGTCTGCCTGATCCGTTCCGATAGTCCAAGACGCCTCGTTGTTGATGGCAGACCATCTGACCTTATTTGGAATTCGGCCCGAGCCCTCATCGATATTAGCCGTCCAGACTTGGTCTCTGACGACGGCGAGGAAGTCTGCCTTCGGCGGCGACCCGCCAAGGTTAGAAAACGCTGAATCTGTACCGACATCGAATACCTGAAGCTCCTCACCTGTGCCGCCAGAGGCGATGACCTTTGTGCCAAACTGAACGAACCGCCAGCGCTCGTCGCCGGTCAGATCGTAGGCGGGTGATCCACTTTTGCTGACATCATCAAGGTTGCTTGTGCCTTGGTTGAAGCGGTAGAGCTTGCCGCTGTCGCCAGCAAAAAGGAACACGTTTGCCCCGGTGTCCTTGACCGCTGCCAGCCCGCGCACGCGGTTATCTGCGGCGTTTGAGAAGGACACAAAGCTCGGAAAGCTACGATATCCGTTAGCCGCGGGCACGACGTTGGTTGCAACGGTCACGCCAGCATTATCAAGGTCAGGCTGGTCTGGCAGCCATTCGCCAAATCTGATCATTGCCGCAGCCACACTCCGTCGTTACCGGGGGTCTGGATGGTCCAAACCTCAGAGCCCGGTGTTTGATTTGTCCACGTTTCGCCTTCAGGGCTGACGGCGATCCAATCCTCGCCGGGTATCTTGCCGATGGCAGTAGCGGTAACAACTGCCGCCGCAGTTGCCGTGTTCACAAAGATGCCCACTGGCGCCGCTGTGGCCGTCACTGTGGCGTCTGCCGCTGCCGATACCGACAGGACCGTCACAAAGCTAGATGTCCCTGTGACCGCAACAGAGGCCGTTGCAGACGCGCTGCGCACGCGACCGGCAGATGCGGCTGCGGTGACAGCCACGCTGGCCGCTGCGCTCATCCGTGCAATGAACGCAGCGATAGCGTTAAAAGTGACGGCGCCTGTTACAGAAGCGCTGACGCCCCGAATCCGGCTGCAAGCGTTTGTTGCCGAAACAGCAATATTGGCGGTGGCAGATGCCAGCACCGGCACTTGAATGGTCGCAGTGCCTGTGACCGTGACCGCTGCCGTTGCTGACGCCGAGGTGACATCAAACGCCGGGATGCTGTCGAGGTTACCGTAGACATCCAATGCGTCGAGGTTTGGCGCAAGGTCGTCCAACTCGTCCATCGTAAACTGGCGAGTGAAGTCGAGCCTTATAAGTACGTTATCGTCATCCAAACTGCCGACGATGCTGTCGAGCGGCGTGGTTATTTCATCCAGATTCGGCTTTGCAATAGCCATGATCAGGCAGCGGTGATGTCTAGATCACCCACGGCTATTTTCAACACGTCCCCCGAGCTTATCTGTTTGCTTGCCGAAAAGCTGCCATGCACCAAAAGATTGCCTCCGGACGAATTGTCAAATAATCCCCAGTGACTTACCGTGCCAAAGCCTGACCCGGTTGCCGCGGCAAACTCAATCGCCGCATCGTTAGACATCGTCCCGCTTGCAGCACTGCCAAACGACACCGCCACACGCGCATAGTTGTTGCCACTAATCTCCGTGCCGCTGCCATCATCGTTAAACGACGCGGTTGAAAGACCGAGGTACACAGCGGATGGGGTCGTAAAGGTGGCGTTGGCCCCGATGGCGTCCAGCACCTTGTTTTCGGCATAATCTGAAAGTGCGCTCATCTAAAGCTCCTATACGTTGGCCTGCCGTTGGTAGATTGATTGGATTTGAAGCGTGCCGGTGCCGTAGTGCGCCCGCTGCTCGTCTTTGCGTATCTCTTCGATGATCCGGCTAAACTTTGTGTCGTATAGCTGCGCACGGCCATCATCCATGAGATACAGATACGCCTCGACCAGCGCCCCGGTGAGATACGCATCGGGGTGGCGATCAAGCATCGTGTTGGTTGCATTGCTGTCGGACAGCGCGGTGAGGCTGCCGATGTAGATGATCTCGGCGGTGTAGCCGGTGTCCGGGATCGGGCGCAGCTTTAGCTCCGTGCCGACAATGCTGAAGGCTTGCGGCTTGCCGGTGCTGCCCGATGAGAAGGTGTTATCAAGCGCAACAGGCGACATATACTCCAACACCGTGTTTGGCGTCGTGTTCAGCTTCACCTGACGTATTTCGCGCAGATCAGTTGGCAGGCTGATGAACTCATCGCTTGCAGTGAGCGTGGCCTGTGCGCGCTTTTCTTGGCTCCGGGTCTCTAACTCACGCGAGAGGCGGGCTTCAGCAAGTGAGATGAAGTCCGGTATTTGCGTGGTCAGGTCCGTGCGCGCGAGGCTGTTTGCCACGGCAGTTTTAAGCTCTGAGTAAGTCGTGATTGCCATCAGATTCTGCCGCCTCCCGATCTAAAATGCCGGTTGTCAGGGTCGTTGAGCCACTTGGCCCAATCCTTCGGATTGTCAGCCGGGTGACCGAACATCTCTTTGAGTTGCACATAAAGCAGGTTTGGAATCTCAGCGACTTTCTGATGATGCCGCTGCGTGTTTCCGATCAGCTTGCCATACTCCCAAGCGTTCTGGCTTTGCTTGTTAGCCTCTAGGATCGGCGTGATTTCCTGCTGCTGTACGATGGTCGCCTCACCGTCGCGGTTAAACTCCATCCATGTTTTTTTGCCTGCTTCGGGGTCATCCTTCAGCAGCTTTTTCATTCCAGCCATGATGTCTCCCATGAAAAAGGGGCAGCCGCAGCCGCCCCTTTCAATGTTTGGTCAGCGATTACGAACCGTTCAGGTCCAGCACCATCGCGTGGGCCTTTGGCGCGTCGGGCATCAGGGTCCATTCGCACAGAACCTGTCGCTTGGTTGCGTCTGCCGTACCGGTCTCTTCCTGCTCGACAAAGTTACGTCCGGTCAGTGCGCCGACAGCGACGTGATCCGGGTCGATCAGGAACACGCGGTCATTGCCCATGAAGCGGCTAGGCACCACCTCAAGCTGGCCGAAGTCGTTGAACAGGATCGACACCGCACCGTTGAAGGTCACCGGAGCGCGGGCTGTCGTTGTGGCCTGATTGGTCACAAGGTTTGTGCCCGACTGGGTGAGATCACTGATGTTCGCACGGTTAGTGCCGCTGGCGACTAGGAGACGAGGGTTTCCACCATCGGTCCAAGCTGCCTGCATGGCCGCATCAATCAGTGCTAGTGTCAGCGCACGGTCAGTTCCATCCGTGACGGTGTCAGTACCGTTGCCGGAAGAGAACGCACCGGAGCCGGTTCCAACAGAACCGTTTGTGATCCAGCTAGTCAGTGACGCAGCCTT